TGGACACCGGCACGCAGGTTCTTCAGCAGGATGCGTTGGCACCACTTCTGTTGGACTGGGTCACCCATCTCCGAGAACGCCTTCTCGACGAGAGCCTTCGCCGCGTTGCCCGTCACCTTGCGGGATGACAACTGGGGAAGGACCTTGTCCAGGAAGTTCTGGAGCGATGTGTCATCCCGACGAGCGGCCCCGTCCGGGAGAGGCATCTTGAACTTACTGACGTAGTAGACTGTGTACGGGTCCTGTGCCGCGACGAAGACCCGCTTCAGGAGGTCGTTCTTGCGAGCCGCCTCCATGACGTCGATCTTGGCAAGCTTGCCGGAGGTGGATTCGAGCTCTTCGAGGATGTCAATGACGGTCCGTGCCATGGTTCAAATCTACCACAGTGGCGGCCTGACTTTCACTCTGCGAAATCACCTGGAACAACTACTATCAGGGTGGACCCGCAGGTACAGTTCCTCAGTTCCATGTCCGGCATATCGAAACTGGGCGGGACTTTCTGGACCCCCACGTACCTGAGTTGCTCCCAAGCTTCCTCGGAGATCCTGTTACCGCACGCGCAAACCTTTGGCCACGACTCGGTGAACAGCTCCTTGGTCTCGGGGTCGTCTACACAGGACACAGGACTGGGAGGCTGTTGGCATGGTTCGATCGTGGTCTCTGGGTCCCTGGTGTTCACTCGTCGTCGTCTCCCTCGAGTGTCCACAGGCGCGAACGGCGTTCCTGGACGAGCTTCTCGACGAGGACGACATCATCGTAGTGCAGGCCCTCGAGGGCGATGTTGACACGGACAGCGAGGCGTTTCACGTTCTCAGCGTGCTCCTCGTCCTTGAGCTTCTTGGTCTCTTCCTCGAGCGCGGCGATGCGAACTTTCCTGTCCTCAGCCATGTGTCACCTCTTGTTGACCTTGTCAACAACGTTGAAAACCGACGTCGACAGCACGAGCGCTGCGTCGTAGTCGAGGGTGGTGCGAATGGCCTCGCCCTCGTCGTTCATCTGGACGATCTCGGCCTCGCCGGTGCGGGTGTTGACGTAGACCTGGAGCGTCGTGTTGGGCCCGTCAGTCGTGAAGACTTCCTTCCAGTCGTCCTTGTAGTCACGCAGGTTGATTACCGTTCCCATTGTCGCCCTCCTTCCTGTCATCGGTGAATGCCACTGACAGCACCTGGCCCAGCCTCATCATCTGTTCCATCGAGAGGACCGAAACATCGCCACTCTCGCTGATGAACCGGACCCTCCCTTTGGTTGAGACATCGACCCGCAGGTTCGCCTCGTCAAAGACCCCCTCGACCCATCGCTCGGCATGGAGTTGCACGACTTTGGCCATGGTCCCATCCTACCTCAGCAAGAGGGGACCATGCACCTCAGCGTCGCGTGATCGGGATGTCGAGCGCATCGACGATTGACGGCACCCGAGGTGAGCGATCCTCGTTGAGGATCGCACCTGCACGGATAGCGTTGGTCGCCTCGCCCAGCGACGCACCCTCGTCAACGAGCTTGTCAAGTGCCTCGATCTCCGAGACATGATCGAGCAACCTCGATGCACGGCCGATCATCTGGTCGATCCGTGGCTCCCACTCGACATGGTCTTGTGGGCACGGGCTCCAAGGCGGGATGTTGCTGAAGTCTCGCATGCTAGCACTGTACCATGGTTCGCCAGAGTCTTACACCTGGTGACCCTCAGGTGAGCGGGGTGATGTCGCCAGTGGAGACTGCCCCGAAGAGCTGGTATGAAAAGCCTGGGCCCTCGGAGGGCAGCAACAGGTACCCCTGGGCTGACTCGTCTGTCTGCGGGTCAGCTCGGAACCTGCGCTCGCGGGTCTCAGTCTGCCCGGCCATGCCACTGTTACGGGTGAAGGCCCAAGTACCGACAACAGTCGCCACGATCTCGTGGCCTTCGACTGTCACCTTGCACAGGGTGCCGAGGACCAGCCGGTCTGCTCTCACGCGTGCTTGACCAGTCGCAGGTCGTGGATGATGCACCTGCCCACGTTCGGGATGATGAAGGTGTGCTTCGGCACCTCCATGTCGACCGTCTGCCTGGACACCCGGGCTCGTTCCACGACTCTCACGGTACCGGCATAGATCAACAACATTCCCACCGGTACGTGAACCGCCTGGTTGGGGTAGGCCTGTGCCAGCGTCGGGAACGGGTAGTGAGGTTTCTCTCGCTCGATCTTGGTCAGCAGTGCCGCTGCTACCATCGGAGCCCCGATGACCAGTTTCCCCTTGAAGGAGGGAGTGAACGTGCCAGGGTCCTGGTAGCGAGCGGGCTTCTCCCGTCGGGCCAGGCCGTACTGCTCCTGCGGGTCTTTCCACACGATGACCCGTTTTGCCCGCTTGACCCTGCGTCTGACGCGGTTTGGGTTGCCCGATGTATGAGGTTGTCGCCACATGGAGTGCACCTGCTTTGTTGGGGACCACCATGATCAGACTGTACCACAGCATTCCAGCAGTTTGCACTGACGAACAGCGGGCCGGTACCCACGGGTTAGTCCAGCCCACCATGATTCGAGGTCGACTGGGCATCGCTCGGTCCGGCCCACGTTACTTGAGGGCCGCGGGTCCCTCGTTCACTTTCATTTAAGCATAATGCCCCACATCGCCGCAAGGAGCACACCACTTCAAGTGTTGGTGGACTGTGCGGGGGTCTACGACCGTTTCCCCTTCGGCATCGGCGGGCCACCGGCGTTCTCGAAGTTCTCGATGAGCGGTCCGATGATCTCCTGCCAGAACTGGTCAAAGACCAGTTGCTTCCGCGCGTTGCGTTCCGCACGGCTCGGGACGTGCTTGCCAACACCCAGACGGGTCTTGGTCGCTTGCTCCTTCGCCTCCGCGCGTTTGCCTTTCGGGTCACCCACCTCCTTTCGCATGGCTTTGCGCCAAAGCTTCCTGAACTTCCGTTTCAGCTTGCGTGCTTCTTCGGGCGACAGCTGATGGAGAGCCCGACGCATGTCCAGTGTCGTCTTCTCCATCGGCAGGATGCCTGACTCGAACATGACGGCCTGGATGAAGGCGCGGTCCACATCGCGGAGGTTCGTCGGCTTCTTTGACTTCGGCATCGTTACACGCTTTCCAGTGATTTCCCGTGGCCGTCAACCTTCAGTGCCCACTTCATGTACGTCTTGATGTACGTCGCTCGGGCCTTGTTGAAACGCTTGCTGTCTATCCTGATCCCTAGGCGCCTGGCGAGCTTGCGCCCGCGGTCCCAAGCTTCGAGTTCCTCGTCAACAACGTCGATGCGGTGGACCAGTGTCTTCCTCTCGTCGGCGTTGTCGGTGTTGTACCCCATGCCGAACCGCTCGTCTTTCGGACGGTCGCCGATGAGCAGGTGACCGCACTCGTGGGCCAGGTTGTAGACCTGGTTCTCGGGCGACAAGTGTGAACAGATGAGGATCGTCTTGGCGTCACTGTCAATCTCGCCTCCTGAATCCGTCCTCCCGAAGGTGACGGTGTAACCCTGCTTCTTGCTCCAGTCGATGAATGCTGCCACGCCCAGGATGAAGCGGAGGTCACGCTTGTGCTGCCGTGTCGCTTTGCCCCTAGAGGCGCGAGAGGCCCTCCGCAGCCTCTCCGCTGCCCTCGTGCGCCAGGTGTCAAGCGAGAACTCCGCCACAACTCTTAGGTATCGTGTTACTTCTTTGCTCCCTTGGCGGGAGCCTTGAAGATGCCCGGGATGTTCGGGATGATACCGATGCCCTGCTCGCCCATGGGGACCCCGAATACGTCCAAGATGTCCTTGGCACAGTACTTGTGGATGCTCTTGGCAAGGCCAATTTTGTCGATGCCGTGGCTCGTCAGCTTGCTCCAGAGCGAGATCCGGTGTTCGTCATCGAGTTTCACCATGAAGGCGTTGATGTTGGCACCCTGCTGCGCGTTGAGCGCCTCGCAGTTCTTGACGACGTACTCGGCGATCTTCTCGATCAGACCGTTGCGTCGTTCGTGGGTCTGGCGCTCCACCTTCGCCTTGATGCCGGGCGTGTGGTAGCTGTCGACGACGTCCTTGCCGGACACCTGGTTGTCGACCGTCTTACAGTACGCCTGGAACGCAGTCGCTGCGTCGTTGCCGACGAAGCCTCGGCAGATCTGCCAGAACATGTCACTGGCCGGGTTGTCGATGATGCCGGCATGTGTCAGCGACTCATTGACGAAGTCCCAGCCCCGGGGTGTCGGCTGCTGGCTGCCGGGCTCGTGGTTCTTCGCCGGGTACAGCCACTTCTCATTCG